TTAAAGCCCAAGCCGGGAATTCAACATAGAAACCTGGTCGCCGTTCATTTCTTCTATCCATGTACTATAAACGTCGTACACCATTTGCGCGTTTTCATGCCCCATCTGATTGGCTATAAAAGACGGGTTTGCGCCAGCCGTCAGGAGCCAGCAGGCAAAAGTATGCCGCGTATGGTACGGATTCCTGCGGCGAATGCCAGCGCGTTTTACTGCAGCTTCCCATCTGCTGCCTATACTGCTGTGCGAGTAGCAGGGTTTTTGCTCGCCTTTCCGTCTCCGCGGCATGAAAACAAATCGCAAATTCTGTTCCTCGCTTGAGCCGTATTCCCTGTGGTGAAACGTGATAGTGGATACCGGATGTCCAGCTGTTAGTTCATGCTGCGCTTTCAGCGCGTCCAGGGCAGGGCCGAGCAATTGTATCGTCCGGTTTCCTGCCGCTGTTTTTGGGGGGCCGAACATGCCGTTTGCTGTCAGATTCCGGCAAACGTGTATCACGCCCTTATCCAGATCGACATCTTCCCATGCCAGAGCCGCCAGCTCACCATGCCGCACACCAGAATAGACGGCGAATTTCCACATGTTCTGGCTTTGGCCTCGTTCACTTGCCATGAGGGCTGCAAATTCCTCTCTTGTAAGTGGATCAGGCTTAACCCTGGTTTTACGCAGGCTTTTTACGCTCTCAAATGGTTTATGTTGGATAAAACCCGACATGTACGCAAAATTCAGAATAGAGCACAGTAAAGAAACATAATTGTTGACAGTCGAAACTGTTCTGCCTTTTTTGTTTTTACGCTTGTTTTTTGAATAGAAGGTTTCTCCTGTTAGCAATTCGTTTCTACAATTAAGAACGTCACTATATCCAATAGCATTGAGCATAGTGTTTCCGTTCATGATTTTTATTATTGTATCAATCTGGGATTTTGTTTTCTTTAGAGTATTGGCGCTGATTTCAGTTTCTTTAATTTTAAGCCATAGTTCACACAGTTCATGAAATGTGCTCACCTGTAACGTGGTGTTAATCGCTACCGCTTTTTGGGATGATGGGAATCGACGACCATAATCAAATTCCCCCATGCTTATTTCACTGGTAATTACCGCTCTTAAATTTCCAGCTTTCTTTATATTTGAGGGGCTTACAATCCACCCCTTTAACACCTCACGGCAGCGCTTACCTTTATACATAAACCAGACGCATATTCTGTTACCACGAATCTCTACGCCTGTAGGTAGTGTTGCCATTTCACGAATCCTGGATAAATTTATTTATTTCCGGATAGTTGTACCAGGTAGTTCCACGCAAAGTTTTTTCGCCAGAAGGGGAAACTCTTTTAAAGTGCACTCCCTCTATCCAGGCTCCTTGTCGGTAACTTTCAATCTGCCGGGCTCCAAGGCCAGTTCGCGCCATCAGAGCCTTTTCAACCATCCACTCTTCATTAAAAATAATCTGCGCCATATAAACCTCTCTGGCGACATGCCGATTATAAGCATGTCCGCCTCAGTGGATTGATATTTCGTTATCAGGCTACCTGCCCTGGTAAGGAACGCAGTCGGCGCATGCCGATCATTGCTGTGGCCACGTAACTCGATTTTCTGTTCACCACTTCCACCCAGACCTTTACTCCTTCAATCTGCACCGTATATGTCTCTTTCATTTGGTTGCGTCCGTAATCGCCGTAACGTTCAACATGCTTAGCCAGTGCCGCATCACAGGCCTGGCGGCCCAGCGGTGATTGTTTGCTTCGGTTAATCAGTCGCATATTCACCTCACACAAAATCATCAACTGGATCGCCAGCTGCGCGCGCGTTGTCGTTCGCTTCCCGGCGCAGGCCGAGAACATAGCCAACGGGATCCCAACAGGACAGGATTGCATTAAGTTCTTTCTGGCTGTGCCAGGTTGTCAGGCGTTTTTTAAGCTCGGTGGCGCAGGCACGCACGTTCGCCCGGGTGGTGCCGGCCATCTTCATGCACAAGCACAATGTCAGAAGCAGATCCAAATATTCGTCGGCGGCTGCGCGCAATGCTGCCGGGTCGATGCTGGCCTCCAGCTCGGGTAATTGATGTTTAAGACTCATGCTGCACCGCCTTCAACGCGCTTGAACTCGATAACCCAAACCCAGGGGTTGGCATTCCAACTATCTGAACCGTAGATTGATGCCCACAGGCGCGCGAATACATCAGCTACACAGTCGCCACTCTTCATGTCGGCGGCACTGCACCCTTCGCGTAGCGCATCGCGATCACTAATACTCTTCAACCGTTCAACCCGCACGTCGGTGATTTCCAGTAGAATGCGGCTGGCCCAGCGCGGCATGTGGATGGATGGGCGAAGCTTTCCGGCGTCAGAAACTTTTGGAGAGGTTTCGAATCCTTTCCAGCCATCACTGAAAGTGCCTGTAAACTCGTAGAAGGTCGGCGCCCATGGTTTTCTGTATCCTGTTGCCACAGCCATTTCACCAACACCAGTTGGGCTAACATCGTCTAACGATGCCGGGAAACGATAAGCCTCACGCACCCAGATGCGGTCGCCGACGTCCCCGAACGGGCAAGCATCTCCAACAAGCCCACCCCAGCCGCCTTTTCCGTTCTGCATTTCTTCTTCGACATGAAGCATTGTTTTAAACACGTTGCTTGGCCACCAATGCCCACCACGGGGGCATGGTTCTGGTTGAGGTTTCATAATCCGCCGCGTCTGCGTCTTCCGATCATCCAGCAGCGCCCGCACCATCTCAGCGTTAAAAATCATTCCGCGTTCAGTAATTTTCGTCATATCGTTACCGGGAGGGCGAGCCCTCCCGCCTCCCTTAGCCCACGTATTCCGGTTTCATGTCGTCCAGGGTGATGCGGAACTGGTCATACAGTTCATCACCGAGGTGGCGGCGTGCTGAGGTCAGGGTGCTTTCTGCCTTTGCGAATAACGCTTCGGCTTCCGGAACCGCCGGGTTAGGAAGTGAATTTATGGCGGCCTCAACTTTGTTCTTCGCATCAACAAGGTAGTAGCGTTTCACCGCCTTACTCTTCAGTTCGGTATACAAAGCAGTACCCAGCAGAGCTTTCTGTGATTCGATGTCTACACGAATGGCTTTGGCCTGGTCCACTGAGTCAGCTGTATCAATCCGGTCTCGGAGTTCGTGAGCAACAGAGTCAACGTTAGATGCAGGCTCTTGCGTGCTGGTGGAATCGCCAACGGAGTGTGTTATCTCATTCAGCGTGACCTTTTCTGTCTGCGCCGGGTTGATAACCCTTTCTTCGCGTTCGTCAATTTCATCGGCGGTATAGACCCCGAGGATCACATCCGGGCAGTACAGTCGCGCCCAACGTTTAACGGCGAGATAGGCCAGTTGCTGACGGGGGTCGCTCGCCCACAGTGTAGAGTTGCGGACTTGTGCCTGCGAAAGCATCAGCACAAGCTCGCGAGGTTCTGATTCTCCTTTGAGCGTTGCCCAGGCGCGGACGCCCACCCCAGCTTCATCTTGCAAATCCCAGCCCGGCGCGATGTAGTCGTTACCTTTGCCGCTGGTTTTTTTAATGAAGCGGCCAACGATATTTTCCCATGCACCAAACCATTCAAAATGGATCCGGTCTTTGGTTGGAGCCATGGTGTTAATTACCGCATTCACCAGTTGTGCCTCATAGCCAAGCACACCTGAGTTGCCCACGATGAAGGTTTTCTGTGCCACTGCAAACGGATCCATACCCCAACGCGCTGCCTGCATCACTACAGCCATGCACGCATCTGGTTTCCCGCGATAATGCTCAGGCACGAAGTTTCCACTATTGGCCATTACTTCAGAGAGCGTGCGCAGGCGGTTGAACAATTCACCGTTCGTCAGGATAGAAACGTTGTCGATCTTCTGGGTCTGGTTTTCAGTAGTTGCGACTAAATTGGACATTGTTATTCCCCCTTATGCCTGTACGCGCAGAGCTTCGAGACGGCGCATATCAAAATCGTTAAGTTCTTCGGTGTAGTCTTCGGTAATCGGCGCCGGCCATTCGCCAGTGTCGAAACCGTTCGCGATCGCGCGCATAGCTTTGCGGTATTCCAGCATGCCGAGTTCCAGCAGTTCTTCGGATGCCTCGATGATAGCGATCCAGTGGTAGTTCTCGTCTTTGTTGACGAATATCCAGAAGAACTGGTCAAGGGCTGCGGTTTCGCAGTACATAGCCGCGCTCAGGTGGTAATCGCGCTCGATGATTTCCCGGTGCAATTTGGCGCGCAGGCCTTCCTGCTTGATGTTCCACATGCTGATGGTTTTAAGGTCTGCACCGATGCGCAGGCCGCCCATGTCTATCTCAAGGTCAGGACGCACGCGAACTTCCAGCCCGGTTTCCTCATCAATGCCGAAATAGCTCACCTCGACGGCACGGCTCGGGTGCGTCAACAACTTGCCAGCGGTCGGGTGATTCAACAGTGCTTTCTGAATGGCCAGTGCCGTAGCCAGCTGCTGGCGGGTAACCAGCACTTTTGCTTCCGGATTCTCGCGCCATGCATCCAGCAGCTCGTCGGCAAACACGGCATCCGGTTTTACCGATTTCACGGCCTGAATCAGATCGGCCTTTGTGCCAGAGACTTTCAGCGGCTGCGCCTTCTGCGCTTCCTGAGCAACCAGGTCAGGGTTAATGATTGCCAGCTGTTCCAGTAAGGCATCGCGGCTGCCGCTGGTTTTCACCTGGGCGGGAAGAGTCGCGTTATATTCCTTGATGCATGCCTTCATTGCGGTAGCGGTTTGCTTTTGACCGTCTTCAATGCGCTGGAACTCAGCAGGCAAAGACATATAACCCTGGCCGGTTTCTTCAACTGATGTACCCAAAGGAACCTGGGCGGGCAGAGTCGCGTTGTATTCCTCCAGGAATCTCTTGATGTCATCTGCGCTGAGCAAAACCCGAAGCCCGTTGTTGTATTCGTCGATAAACGCGCGGATCGTCGCTGTCGTGGTGAAAGCGCCTTCCGGGATTTCCGGCTCGATGCTGAATTCTTTTTCCAGCTGCTCAGGCTGCAGCGCCAGTGCATGCACCAGGTTGCCCATATCCAGAACAGGGGAGCGTACCTTCTGGATGGTTTTGGATACGTGGCGCGCCTCGAAATACATCAGCGATACCCGGGCATCTTTAACCATCGTGGAGCTGATGCCGTTAGCGGCGTGGTAGACTTCATTTGGCACGCCTTCATATCGACCAGGCTCGAAATACTCCGGCCATGCTGGCGCTGCTTGTTCAGCCTCTTCCTCTTCATCGCTATGAGCATTCTCGGAAACCTGGCTTTTCAGCACTTCGGCGGTAAGATCCGGGCAGCGTTCAGCCAGTATTTCTCTCATGTTCACGGCAGTTGTTTGCGCAGGAGGCTCATCAGCGCCTTCGCCTGCTGATACCGCATTATCATTTTCGTCTTCGACCGGCTGAGCCGTTTCCATCTGCACATTGCTGGTGGTTTCCCCGGAATTAGCTGGATGTGATTTTTCTTCTGCAGCGCGCTGGCGCGCCTGGTCCACGATAGAAAGTGCTGGTGCTGGTGCTGGTGCTGGTGCTGGTGATGTCTGTCTATCCATCAGACCATCAATCGAAAAAACACCATTGCCCATGTTTGAAACTTCAGGCTGTTTGGGCTTGGTCAGGTCTTCGGTTATCCACTTCGGATCCGTGGGGTCACTGATACCTTCGACATATTCGCCACGTTCGGCGGCCAGAACCTGATTAGCGTCAGGTCGTTTCTTTTGAGCTTCTTTCACCAGTTCGGTGCCAATTACCTGAAAGTCAGTTGGGAGAGTTTCCAGGTCAGGCACACCTTCATCTCCATCGATAGCCTTTTTCACAGCGTCCAGAGTGACGGCGGCAGATGAAACATGACCGGCTTTTTCAAGCGTCTCAGCAGAAGGGACGTCATGCTTATGCTCGGTCAGGTTCGCATTGATATAGGTCTGCAGGCTTACCGGGAAATGGTGAATATCGCTGGTGGCGCCACGAATAAGGGCAAAAATGGCTGCGCGTGAATAATCCAGGATGCCTGCGACCTTGCGCAGCGCTGCAGACCATTCCTTGAACGGACTTTCTTTCTTCTGAACGATCTCTTTGGCCCGGCGGTGAATTGATGCCGGGAAATTGTAGATATCGAAATCCATTGGCATTGTGGCCAGGGCTATTTCTATATCGAGCGTATCAAGGGTATGGGTGTAGTCAGGGTTGCGATCGGTTTTATTACCGCCGCCAGCATTCGTACCTGCATCGGTTTTCAAAACCGAAGAAATGCAGTTACCGGCAGCCCATTCCCTGGTGAGAATGCCGCGGTCGATCGCGTTCGTGGCGAACCACAGCTTTGCAAACTGGATACGCTTGCCGAGCTCATGCCGCTTCCCTTCCGGGAAGACTTTTTTATTGGCACTGGTGAATTTCCAGAGCGCCGGCATATCGTATTTTTTGATTTCAGGGATATTCTCGGCGGCCAGAATCAGATCCTGGACGGCTGCGTTATCAGTGTCTATTTCAAGAACTGACAGCTCCTGCCGGTGAGGCATGCTGATATGATAAACGTGACTCTCTTCGGCCATATACTGCGCCAGCAGCTGAGCGCGAAAGGGGAGTTCTGCCACGTTAAAAAGCGCGCTCGAATCGTCCTGGTATTCATCGCTACCGAAAGTTTCCACGGTTTCACCTTGTGCCGCGTCGCCAGTAGTATTGGCATCAACCAGCTCGCCACTAATGGGCTCAGCGGATACTCCGGCATCATTGATGTGATGCTCCGCAGGCGCCTGACCTGGCTTCAAAGTCCAGGTTCGGCCATCGTCGCCGAGCTGGTAGCGTTCGCACCATGAGTAATCGAGAACACCCTCCGCCGGCAGGTCGTTGAATACCGGGAAATCGGTGCGAATAGGTTTTTGATAGTCTTTGCCGCGGCCTGTTTCGATCCCAGCGTCTTCCAGATCGACGTCCAGTTGCAGAAGGGCGCGAGCTTCTGATTTATTAGTGCGCCAGATTACGGCATCAGCTTTACCCGATTTTTGAGTCGCTTTTATCAGATAAAAATATTCCATGTGATAGCCTCTATTTTGGATGTAGAATCCCCCGGGCCATTGGTAGCGCCCATTCAGGGTGGTCATTGGTTTTGGTAATTTCCGGTGTAACTTTGGTCGGTGGCACCGGACGTACAGCCCGCTTCGGCGGGTTTACGTTAGCCCTCGTGAGCCATCTGGTCGTGAGAGGCGCAACGTTCTGAGCAATACTCTTTTTCTTTCCGTGCGAGATGGTTCCCCTGGAGGTACAACAGGGTGCTTACCACTGGTTTTCCCTCGATTGCTTTACGGCAGTAACCGCATTTCTTCTGCATTCCTCCCCCTACATTTGCACCGTGAACCCTGCCGGATGCTCGTCCAGTACACCTTTCAGCGGATAACATTCAGCTTTCACGTGTTGCTCTTCTGCGGCTGCCTTGCAGTCATTCTCAGTGTCGTAAACGCCGAGCAGGACATCCTGATTACCGCCCGTCAGCATGCTGACGGTGAGAACCAGGGCAAACATCGTGCTCATGAAGGGTCTCCTTTTTGCGCGAGCATGTAGCACACCCGGCGGATGAAAGCTGACAGCGGACTTAAACGAATAGCCTGCTGATGAGCGGGTTTGCGTGCGAAATCAATCATGTAAATAACTCCCTCAGTGCGCAGAAAAGCGCGATCCAGATGAAGAGCCCAATTACTGCCGAAATGACCATGGCTCTGATGCCGTGCTTGCTCATTTCAACCTCAGCCATTACGTGGCCAGCGGAACGTTTAAACCTACTGCGCGTTGCTCTCTCCACCTCATCCGGTGTTTCGTATGCCGCCGGCAGCTACTTCGTGGGCTACATGCCTGGGTGGGGTGTGGTGCGTTTTGGTGTATTTAGTAAAACACCGCTTTACCAATAGGTCAAGTGTTGAGGTATAAAAAGATACAGTGTTGCTTTACTAGTGGGCGAAGGAGATTCTGAAATAGTGATTTAAGACAAAAAAAACCGACACTTTGGTCGGAATCGGTGAGTTCGAGATAGTGATTTAACGCAGGGGATGATAGGAGATAGATTAAAAACCCGGCAGCTGCCGGGTTACATTTTGAAGTATTTTAAAGCAAGAGAGCCTTTTGAGAAGTTTTTAAGATTTTTACAATCTAAGTCTTTGGATCTATCAATGAATTCTTCTTTTGTATAGGCTCTTGCTAGGGCTGCTTCCCGCCTGCGACGAGGCAGCTGGGCTACTCCCTCGTGATTTTTCATATCTAATTGTCCTTCAACAATTTATACAACCTTGTTGGAGTGCACCCTGATAATAGGGTCATGGCTGTAACTTTCCGTTCTGATTTATCGGGATAGATCCGTTTACCCGCCGTGGATGCTGCAGAAGCATCAAATACTATACTTACTATAACATCCTTGTCTACTTTGTGCCATTCGTGCTTATCAGCTGATGTAACAGGCTGATATCGCCAATCGAGTGCTCCGTCACTTATATCTGATAAGTCATTTAAAACATCTAAAGTTGACTGATATCTTTCATCAGGATCGATTTTCAAGCAGCGATCGACAATTGCTCTAAGCTTTTTAGGAATATGCGCTTGATAGTTTTTGCTTGGAAAAGTTCCATTGCAAATTGCCTCCTGGAGTTGTTCCTCAGTATGGAATTGAGAACGCTCATTTTCAAACGCAATATCTCCTACACACATTCTATATATTGTTAGACCAGCCTGATAAATGTCATACGTTAAATTAAATTCTGCTGCTTTGAGCGTGAAGTACTCAGGGGGGATATGAAAAAAATATCCTGTATCAGGTGTTGCTCTACCATTATTATTAATTAATTTTGAGAGTCCAAAATCAGAAAGTAACGCTTCATCACGGTTCGATATAAGTATATTATTCGGTTTTATATCAAAGTGCATCAACCCCTTTGAATGAATATGGTATAAGCCGCTTAAAAATTGTATGGAATATCTTATAATTTCTCTGCTTGTTAGATTGTAGGTGGCAATCTTCTTCTGTAACGAGCCATTATGGTAAAATGGCATTGCAATATAAACATTATCATCACATTCTGCAGCGTATTGTACTTGTACTATGTTTGAGTGAGAGTGTTTATATAAGAGTCGTGCCTCAGCAAAATATTCATCCCTGCTTGTCCCTGCAGACTTAGGTATTTCTTTTATGATGAGATCATGGTCTAAATTATGATCATGAGCTAAGTAAACCGTTGAAAAACAACCTTGTTCTTCAAGGTTTCGGATCTTCGTGAATGAAACATCTACACGTTTATGAGGATTAATCATAATCTTGCTCCTGCTGCTAATGCAGATAACAAGGCTTCATTTGTTTCAGAGTTGAAATCAGAATTATCAATATCTTTTATTGTCGTTTTGGACTTTAAGAATGAGTTATAATCATCTTGGGAAAGTTTCAGCGAAGATTTAATGCCATTCTGACGTATTGTGATATATTTCTTCACTTCACTGCTTGAGAATGCTTCCTGAATGACCGCTTCAATGTAAAGTCGGTCTATATTGAGGTTTCGTGAGTTTGATTCTGCCACCCTAATGGCAGCTACTTCAACATTATAAAATCTTAATATGTCCAATATGTTGTTTCTTACATATTTAAGCTTTTCGGGTATATCCATTGTCTCCGGGATTCTTATTAAGTCTGAGCAATGCACCTTACTACTTTCCGTATCATAGACAATGAATGAGGCAACTTTGGGTGCGGCTCTTACACCAAGAATATTCATATTAAACCCCCGAGATGTAATTAAATATCAGAAGAACTAAGATGATCTATACCGTACACCAATAAAGTCAACTTCTTTTTGAGACATCTTTAGCAGTGTACCAATACTACTCACGATGCGACCGAATCCGTCCCTTCATGTATTTCTCATAAAGATCGTCCAGCTCTTTCAGGCGAAGCGCAAAGAGGCGGAGCATGTTCTGCTTTTCTTCTTCAGGGAGCTGTCGATAGAGCTCCAATAGACGCTGCTCATCCGGTTTGAGCCCGTCTTTTTCACCAACATCTTCACCGAGTAGCCATGGCACTGAAACACCAGCTGCGTCAGCGACGGCCAAGGCTGATTCTTTGCTGATTTTACCAGTCCGAAACCACCCGGTTACCGCTTGCTTACTGACATTAGCAACCTTGGCCATCTCAGTTTTTGAGAAGCCCTTGCCGTTCAGTTCAGTCAGCCTAGAAATAAGGCTTTGGTTAGGATCTTTTTTATTCATACATGGATTGTAAACAATAGCTTTACTAGTTGGTAGGCAGGCGTGTATTGACTGATAAGTAAATTGATGCTTTACTTCATTCACTTAAGGAGGTCCTATGACTGGTATTGAAAATGCAATACTCCGATCTGGCTCGGCCAGTGCGCTTGGTGCCTTAATCGGTGTTTCAAAAATGGCCGTTTCGCTGTGGCGACGAAAAGGCATTCCTGCCAAACGAGTTTTGCCAGTGTTTGAGGCCACAGGTGTAACTCCCCACGAATTGCGCCCAGATCTCTACCCAAATCCCACAGATGGCCTGCCGAAAGAGGAAGATTAGCCATGCAAACATTTTCCTTTCAACAAAATACCGGATTCAAGACCGGCGCTTTGATAAAGCGAAATCAGCCGATAGTGGCAGAGCACGACCACATTCGCTCTGCCGTTCGTGCCTGGGCAGCAGCTGAAGGGCAGGACGTTGTGTCGGCACACATCATCGGTGAGTGGCGACAGCAGGGCGGTGAGGAGATCGCGTTTCCTGATGACATCAGCCGTGCCCGTCAGAAGCTTTTTCGCTACCTGGATAACCCGGCCGATTCTGAGCGCTATCGCGAGTACGTTCGCCTTCTTACCCCGGCAATCATGGCCGTTCTTCCGCTGGAGTTCCGCCATCGCCTGATGCCCGAAGACAATTTTATGTCCCGCCTGGCTCGTCTGGAAAAAGAAACCAGCGAAGCAAAGATTGCCGTTGCTGTGGGGGCTCCACGCCATCAGAAGCTGAAAGAACTGAGCGAGGGAATTGTCGAGATGTTCCGGATAGATCCGGAGTTAACAGCGCCACTGATGGCAATTGTCACTTCAATGCTAGGAGCTCTGTAATGGGAAATATCAAAAAAGGTGAAAGCCGTGGTGCTGCAACACCTACGGCTTTCGTTGCGAATTTACTGGATCAATTCACAGGGGAAATTATGAACACGAACCAACTGAATATCAATAACGAGGGCGCCCATGGCTAAAAATTCTATCGACGCTTATGGCGCCAGCGGCAAAAGCAATGTTCTGTTTTTCGAACCGGAAAGTTTGCATCTGGTTACCGATACAACACACCCGCTGTACGACGAACGAGTACACCTACCGCTTAATGAAGCTGTGATCCTCAACATCATGGAGCTTGGGGTACTCGAACCGATTATCGTGTGGAAGGACCCAGAGACAGGGAAAACCTGCGAGGTTGCAGGTCGGCAGCGCGTAAAGAACGCTATGGAAGCAAACGCCAGGAGAAAGCGGGCAGGGCTGGAACCCTGGCCGGTACCCGGTATAGCTAAGCGCGGCTCGGCAATTCAAATGGCCAAATACATGGTCAGCGAAAACGAGATAACGCAACCAGATACCCCACTGGGCCGGGCCAAAAAAATGGTTCAGCAGATGGAATACGGTCATGACGAAAATGACATTGCCCTGCTTTTTGGCTGCAGCGTAAAAACGGTTCAGGCAACCGTGGCTCTACTGGATGCTACGCAAGCCGTCCAGGCGGCGGTTGAGGCTGGAAAAGTCACTGTCACTCAAGCTCGTCAGCTGGTCGATATGCCACCAGAAAAGCAACGGGAAACGGTCAAACAGTTAGAGGCAGCGGCAGAGGGTGTAACTGGCCACGAGAAAGCTCGCCGCCAGCGCGCTGTTCTCGGTGACACAAAGCCGCGTCTTAAATCCCGTAAGGAAATTACCCAGCAACTTCAAACCGCCAGCGGCGAATACGCAGCGGCTTTGCGGTGGGTGCTTGGTGATGAAAACACACCAGTTTAAGCAACAACGGGGTCTCTATGCGTGATTACGGCAAGGTGCATACATCATTTTGGATAAGCGATGGAATGCGCCGGGTATCGGATGATGCCAGGTTGCTGGCGCTGTACCTGCTCACCGGGCAACACACGAACATGATCGGATGCTTCAGGCTGCCTGATGGATATGTTTCGGAAGACTTAGCCTGGACTCCTGAAAGGGTTTCGAAAGGGTTTGATGAGCTATCGGCTAACGGTTTCGCAACGCGTGATTCGTCATCGAAATGGGTGCTAATTCGTAACTTTCTGACCTGGAATTCAGTTGAAAACCCAAACCAGGGAATTGCAGCATTGCGTTTGTTTGATCAGGTCCCGGACAAATCTACGGTGAAGCCAGAGCTGGCGCGGGTTTTAGCCTCGGCGATATCCCACATCGGCATCGAAAAACTAAAGGGTTCCGAAAGGGTTCTCGAACCGTTCCTTAACCAGGAACAGGATCAGGAGCAGGAACAGGATCAGAAAGAAGATAGTTCGGGGCATGGCTCCGCCACACCCCCAGACGATCAGAACCAGGACGAAGGCGATAAACCTGAACCCCAAAAAATATACCCGAATGATTTCGAGCAGGTCTGGTCGGTTTATCCAAAGCGGGCAGGGGGTAACAGTAAATCCGATGCCTTCAAAGCCTGGAATGCCCGAATCAGGGATGGAACCACTACGGCGGAAATCCTCGCAGGTGTGGAGCGTTACGCGGCTTTCGTTAAAGCCGAGGGAATCCTGAACACGCAGTACGTGAAACAGGCGAAAACGTTTTTTGGTCCCGGTATGCATTTCAGCGAACCGTGGGCGATTCAGCAGACGTCAGGTTCACGAGATCCCAATCAGATTTCAGAACCTGACAAAAAAATCCCATCGGGATTCAGGGGGTAGCGATGAAAAACATGATTGGTACCGGGAATGCACTGGAGCGACTGAAAAAAATCATTCCCCCTGGCGTTCAGCCAAAATTCGGCAGCGTTGATGAATGGCGTGCCTGGCAAGCCGAAGAAGGCCGTAAGCGCTGTGAGGAACTGGAAAAACAAAACCAGCGCGCACGTGCAAAGAAAACCTTTGGACGTGCAGGAATTCAGGATCTGCACCGCGGCTGCACATTCGCGAACTATCAGGTTGAGTCGGATGGCCAGCGTCGGGCGCTCTCGATGGCGAAAAGTTACGCGCAGCAATTCGGCTCAGGGTTTGCGAGCTTCGTATTCAGCGGAGCGCCAGGCACCGGGAAAAATCATCTGGCGGCGGCAATCGGAAATCACCTGTTGGCGGGTGGCCGCTCTGTGCTGGTGGTAACCATTCCGGATCTCATGCTGCGTGTTCGGGAATGTTATGACGGCGGGCAGTCAGAGGCGTCATTGCTGGATGATTTGTGCCATGTGGACCTGCTTATTCTGGATGAGGTGGGTATTCAGCGCGGAAGCAGCGGTGAAAAAGTCATCCTGAATCAGGTTATCGATCGCCGGCTGTCCTCCATGCGACCTGTCGGCATCCTAACCAACCTGAACTATGAATCGCTGAGGGAAACACTGGGCATACGGATCCTTGACCGACTCCAGATGGATGGCGGCATGTGGGTGAATTTTGAATGGGACAGCTATCGCAAAAACGTACGCCATTTGCGCGTCGTTAAGTGAGGTATGTATGGCTAGAGCATTGTCAGCAGTTGAGCGCAGAGAGTACGTCCGCGCAGTGATTCGGATCACCAGACATCAGGGGCGACTCACGACCGCCGAGGCAATGAAAAAACTTGGGCTGAGCCGCGCTACTGTCCAGCGGTATTTTTCCGAAGCAGAAGCGACTGGCGAGGTTGTCCGGCATGGTCGTTTGGGGCTGTTCCGCGATCATCGGGCTGTCATCGACTTTGACATGAAGCGTTTTGGCCTGGTGCCGAAAGCTGCTGTTGGGATGAATTACAGCCTGCTTGGCAGCCCTGTATTTCAGCGTGTTTTGGATGTGCAAGAAGTAATTTCTGCGGGTAAACCGATAGCCGCCCCGCAGGAGGTGAAATAGTGGATCCTTCACTGGAATATGCCTGTAAGCGAATTCTGGAGCTGGAGCAGTTGTTGCTGGTGGATGTTCCTGAAACCGTTTGGCCCGCCGAGGTTGCAATGGTTCTGTCTCAAGTAGAAAGCGCCGGGGTTCTCCAGGCGCACCACAAGCAACGATTGCAGCACCATATCAACAGAATGTGGCTCGAAAAAATGCCGATACCGTCAATTATCGCCGCGGCCCGTTCGCTGGCCAGCGCCATGGAGAAATACGTGTGAGAGAGAGCGAAATCATCGTTGATAACTTTGCCGGCGGCGGCGGGGCGAGTACGGGCATCGAGATGGCGATTGGGCGCAGCGTTGATATTGCGATTAACCATGACCCCAACGCAGTTGCTATGCACACAACGAACCACCCTGATACGTTGCACTATTGCGAATCTGTGTATGAGGTTCGCCCTAAGGTTGCGACTGCCGGCCGCCGTGTCGGACTGGCCTGGTTCTCCCCGGATTGCCGCCACTTTTCCAAAGCGAAAGGGGCTAAACCAGTTGAAAAAGCGATTCGTGGGCTTGCTTGGATTGTTCTACGTTGGGTGCTGGATGTTGGCCCGCGGGTAATGATGCTTGAGAACGTTGAAGAGTTTAAAACGTGGGGGCCACTACTGGCGGCGGAAATGCGTCCAGATCCTGCTCGCGCTGGCGAAACTTTTGAGGCATTCATTGGCATGCTTACCACAGGCATTTCAGCGGATCATCCGGCGCTGGCCGAATGCTGCGAATTTCTGAATATTTCGCTTGATAGTGAGGATGCAGCACGGCTGGTAAAAGGTTTGGGTTACACCGTTGAGTATCGCGAGATGCGCGCATGTGATTATGGTGCGCCGACCATCCGTAAGCGATTCTTCATGGTGATGCGTTGCGATGGGAAGCCGATTGTATGGCCGGAAGCCACTCATGGAGATCCTAAATCGCCCGCGGTGCAGGCAGGCAAGCTGGCGCCGTGGCGCACAGCTGCAGAATGCATCGACTGGTCCATCCCAGCCCCGTCGATTTTTGGCCGCAAAAAGCCGCTGGCGGAAAACACGCTCCGGCGCATTGCCCGGGGAATCCAGCGCTTTGTTATCGAAAGCGCTTCGCCGTTCATCGTGAAGTGCAATCACACAACGACACGCGGGAATTATGACTGTTTCCGGGGGCAGGAACTGGACGATCCGCTGCAGACGATTACGAAAACCCACGGTTTCGCGGTTGCCGTGCCACATCTGACGAAATTCCGCACCGGCGCCACCGGGCAGCCAGTAACCGAACCGGTACCAACGGTGACCGCTGGCACGTCCAGGCGCCCGGGTGGGAATGGTCATGCGCTGGGGATTGTTGAGGCGGGCCTTGTGCCGTTCCTCGCTGGCAACGGTGGCAGTGAGTATCAAGCGAAACCACGACCGCTTGATAAACCTGCTCACACCATCCTGAAAGAGTCGCGAGCCTGCGTCGTCGCTCCAGTTATCGCCAGGCAGTTCGGCGCCAGTGTCGGGCATAGGGCTGATGAGCCAAGCGCGACGATCACAGCTGGCGGCGGCGGTAAATCTCAACTAATTGTGCCGACGCTCATTCAAATGGGATACGGAGAGCGGCCCGGTCAGGCGCCTCGCGTCCCCGGACTGGATAAGCCGCTGGGAACTGTTGTTGCTGGTGGCGGGAAACATGCTGTAGTTGGTGCATTTCTGGCAAAGCACTATGGCGGCAACTACACCGGGCCCGGCGTGGGGCTGGATGAGCCTGCTCATTCAGTAACGACTGTCGATCATCACGCGCTGGTTACTGCTCAGATTGTTGGTGTTGGCGGTCATGCTGGGCAGAGCAGGCCGCGAGACGTTAGCGAGCCACTGCAGACCATGACAACAAAGGCTGATGCTGCGATGGTCACGTCCCACTTGATAAAACTCCGCGGCACCTGCCGTGATGGCCAGACAACTGACGAGCCGATGCCGACTATCACTGCCGGCGGGCAGCACGTAGGGGAGGTTAAAACAACTCTGGCGGTCGAGGACTATGACGAAGAGCGTGCGCAGCAGGTGCTGGCGTTCCTGCAGCAATACTGCGGGGAGGATAGCACCGGGTTGGTGGATGTCGGCGGAGTGACTTACCGCATTGTCGACATCGGCATGCGCATGCTGCAGCCGCATGAGCTCTACCGCGCGCAGGGCTTCCCTGAGTGGTACATCATTGACCAGGATTACCGAGGTGTGAAGTATGCGAAGGATGCGCAGGTTGCGCGTTGTGGTAATGCCGTTCCGCCCCCGTTCGCTGAGGCGCTGGTTAGGGCTAATTTACCAGAAATTTGCTCGATTGAAAAAAATGTAGCTTGAAATAAGATGGCTTTATATTCCATAGCATTTGGAGAAGAAGTATGAGTTTTACGAGTAAAGAAACCGAAGAGTATGAACATTATGAGTCTTATTACTTATGTAATATTATCAGAAATGTACTTAACAACCAGAGTGCTTACATGAGAGGTCTTAACGATTACCATGGGGATGGTCGTTCTATTATATTTGAAAAGCCCTTCCCAAAATGGTCTCATTTCCATGATTTTATTGAGTTCATAGTGGATAGTGTGTACGCAGAAAAATTAACTCATGAAAACCTTGATGAACAATTAAATGCATTTAAACAATATTCCACTTCTTTTTCTGAACCAGTCGATGCAGCAATAGTTTCCTTTGCGAGTTTGAGACGGTATTTTCTTGCATATTTAAATGATAATGATAAAAATTTGAAGGAAAGTTGCATCTCTGATCTCGAAGATTTCTTATGTTTATTTTATGAAGGGGAATTGTTTAAGAAATATCTGGAGCAAACAATCAAGGAAATCTTTTATATATTGTTTGGGGATCGCTCTGTGCTTAGGTTATACAATGAGATGATCGCTGAGTCACGTGGGCTTGATTTCAATCCAGATGATTTCAATGTTAAAACAACCACTAAGAATGGATACCTCAAAAGATTAACGATTCCTAAATGGGTACAGAAGGCAGTTTACCATCGAGACAAAGGCCGATGTGTTATATGTAAAAAAGACCTTACGGGGTTGGTTAATATATATAATAAATCTAATTACGATCATATTGTACCATTGGCGCGGTTTGGAATTAACGATGTGTCCAATATTCAATTACTTTGTGATACATGTAATCAACAGAAAAAAGCGAATAACAATAACTCTTCTAAGGATTATTTTCCTTGGTACCCGATTTAATGTTTTATTATTAAGGGCGATTGATTTACGGTAAATAATACACCTGCCAGCCTGAACAACTGACACCTGCTATCCGGCGCCAAGTGGGGACACATGGCGCACAAAACTTCAAAGCAACACCTGTCACCGATGGCGAAATCCATCGGCGATTTTTTCATTCAGCGTTTGACCTCTGCTAAGGTGAAGCGTGAACTTCCCTCAAGAAGGCATAAGGTTGCATAACGGAAATTTCGCAACTATGTGTAAGAACCTGAAGCTGTTTCTTTCCAATGGCGTTACCTCCCGACTGATTCTCAAATCGTGACAAGAAATATGCCAGAGAAATATTATCTCCGGGCTATCTTAACGCTGTGCCACCCCATTACCTCCCCAAGTATTCCCAATAATTATTACCACACTCAGGAGGCAAAAGAAGTCCATTTGGCTGAAAAATGTCCTTGAAATGGCATTTACCTATGAGGAAAATGCTTAAGGGTGTATTATAATCCAAAAACTGACCATTAGGTTGTATTAGATAAAAACGATGATTATATTCGGACTGACATTTGATACAAGACTGGCCATATGATGTTAACAATATTGAAAAGGGAGTTCTGTAATGAGTATGAATTTGATAAAACTTGCAAGGAAACTAGTGTCCTTACAAATTTCTGCAGATGAATTCGAAACCCATTTTTTCAATATGTGGCGAAATGAAGGGAGAAATGGTCAGCTTACAAAAGACAGTAAGGATATTGGAGAGTGTGCGGCTGAACTTTTTATTCTTGCTGAGTGTTATACATCGGATTCCGTGAGAAGAGAGAGCGAGCTGGATTCAGATGGTTTGCGCAAGGAGGTTAAAGCTACTCTTGCGAAGTATCAACTCCTGTAACTTTTCCAATAGGCTCTGAGATAAATGATTGATTTTGAGAGTATGGCACATGCTATCGGAGCCTGAGCAATTTCGGTGACCTGTGCGCTCTGCATGCAGCACGTTAGCTTTCAGGAAGTGACGCGTGCGACAACAAACAACTACCACGACGATTTCTTAAGTTCCACTTCCACCTTACCTGCGATAAGGGGGTACTTTCGTCCTGGTGCACACTATCAGGAGGAGGCCAGACAGAACATCAGAAGTTCCACCTAATTATCCAAACCTGCACCGGTGTTTATTAACACTTGTTCCTTGTCATTAACCATTACTCATCTTTTGTCTGAAGGGCGGTGCAATATGTCATATGGATGTTTCCAAATAATTTAGGTTTTAATGCTGCAAAATCTTCGGTTATTTTAACTAAATATCATATTTTGCTATTTCATCACTGCATTGATCAAATAGGGACTTGTACAACACACAAAATATGCCTTTGGCCAACGTGCAAAGCTTTTACCTCCGTCAACCGGTAAAAATAAACAAATGCACCAAAGTTTCGATTTTGATTATCTCCTTTGAAAATAGGGGCTTGTAGGACGATCTTCATCTGCCATCATATCTTCCGCTACCGTGAAATTTTCACATGTAAGTGATTTAACATTAATTTATACTGTATAAAAACACAGTATATGGTTTGCTTCCGGGAGGTAGGGATGCGCAATGAGAGTAATGAGTACTACGATCTGGTTAAACGTTCTACAGGTGAAGTTGTTGGCAGCATCAGGGCAGCAGGCCGGGTTCTGGTATACACGGCAAATGGTATGACTTCTATGCGACCACTGCTTGAGGATGAGGGAGTATTTAATCTCAACGCAATGACCAGTTTTCTGCATCGCCTCGGCTACCGGGTTATCCCGCCTTCTGATAATATGAAATCAACGGCCTGAACAACCGTTGACCTACTGCGCCACGGAGAGAAACCATGGCGCAATTGCACTTAATAAAGCAGTCACAAGGTTTACTGATCCCTGCCACGCAGGAGACCAGCGATTTCTTGCAATCAAAATGCAAGCTCGGCGCCGTTCTGGAGGCCGACTTTAAGCTTGTCCGCAATCCGGCGTTTCACCGCCGTTACTTTGCTTTACTCAATCTCGGTTTTGAATATTGGGAACCTACCGGCGGGGCGATTTCGTCTAATGAGCGCAGGCTTATCACTGGTTACGCCAAATACCTTGCTGCATATGGCGGGAGTGAATCGGCGTTACTTGATGCCGCCGGGCAATATCTCGACCGAATAGCCGAGAAGCGATCCGGCTATATCAGTATTTGCAAATCTTTCGATGCTTACCGGGCGTGGGTCATCGTTGAAGCCGGCCACTATGTCGCCATACAGCTGCCGGACGGCACGCTGAAAAAACACCCTCGCAGCATTTCTTTCGCAAGCATGGACGAATGTGAGTTCCAGGAATTGTACAAAGCATCGCTCGATGTTCTCTGGCGATGGATCCTCTCTCGTTCGTTCAACAGTCTGCAGGACGCCGAGAACGCCGCCAACCAGCTTTTAAGCTTCGCGGGGTGATGCCGATGAAACGCTCATGGTTTCACCATCAGGAATGCACAACACAGCAGGCCGACGAATTGGTAGCGAGATATCGTCAGCGGGGCGTAAAGGTCGAACGAAGCTTAAACCCTGACTTTATGACATGGACCGTCAGCGCGCAGCTGGTGGAGGACAAAAATCCGCCGCGGCCAGACTCCCGCTGGCGCAACAGGATGTGGGGGTGAGTATGGCGAACCTTCGCAAAGCGGCCCGAGGCCGCGAATGCACAGTACGTATTCCCGGGTACTGCAATGGCAATCCGGAAACCAGCGTACTGGCGCATTACCGCCTGGCGGGTACCTGCGGAACTGGATGCAAGCCGGACGATACCCAGGGAGCGATTGCCTGCAGTGCTTGCCACGATCTCATTGATGGCAGAAAGAAAACCACCGATTTCACCCGCGACGAACTGCGTCTGATGCATGCCGAAGGCGTGCTCAGAACTTTGGCTATATGGAAAAAAGAGGGGTTACTGAAAGCATGAAACTCGAAGGATCATTAAAACATTTCAGCCCTCAGGGTATGCACATCAGCGAAGATGTGAAAGGCACATCACCTGATCGTCTCAACGGTACGGATGTTATGGCTGGTATTGGGGTGACAAGCAGCAGGGCAAGATTCGGACTGGCAGCGTTCTTTGGAAAGGCTGGCATCAGCAAGACAGATGAGCAGTTGGCCGTCCAGGCGCTAGCGCGGTATGCGATTGACACCGCACCGAAGAACGTACGCAAAACCGCGGGTAAAGAGCTGGGGCACTGCTGCCTGATTTTGGCGAAGTTTGCTTTTGCGGAGTATTCCCGGTCCGCGGAAACAACGGGAGTCTGCAGGGTATGCAATGGCACCGGACAGATTGAAACAACCACTACGGAACGCAAAGTATCTAATCCGTGGGGCAAAGCACCATATTGGGCTAAAAAATCCCGTGCTGTCTGTCCTTCCGACTGGGATAAGTGGACTGAAGTAACAGCCGTCTTCAGCGCTAAGTGTGAAGCCTGTGACGGTAAGGGGAAAATAAACGCTCGCTGCCGCTGTGGTGGTTCTGGCCGGGTTCTGGACCGCAAAGCGACAAAAGAGCAGGGAGCACCGGTATATAAAATCTGTGAACGCTGTTCGGGGAATGGCTTTTCAACGATGCCGTCTACTGCTGCTTATAAAGCGATTCTGACGCTTATCCCAGACCTGCACATCAGAACATGGACGCGCAACTGGAAACCTTTCTGCGATGCGCTGGTGGACCTATGCTGGAGGGAAGAGAAGAGGGCAGATGAAGAGTTTCAACGAGCAACAGCTGATTGAGTAAATGGGCGCATTATTTTGCATTTTAGGTGCAATGTGCTTGCTTTTGTCCGAAGTTGTCGTGTATATTTTAAATCGTGGAATAAAACGCCTGAACGAAACCATTCATATAAACCCTGCTACTGCAGGGTTTTGTGTTTTTGAAAACAAATGCCTGAAATCGGCTATAAAGTGTGATCTGAATCAAAATGCCATGCGCCAAACTTAAGGAATATTAAGGAACTGTAAATATTCTTTATAAGTGATGGTCTTATGGCGTTAAAAGATATTTTTGTGCGAACCGAACCTCGCAGACGGCATTATGGTGTTGCATTGTTTATCGGGCTTATTTCTGGGGTGGTTTCAGCATTTGTTAAATGGGGTGCTGAAGTACCATTACCACCGCGTAGTCCTGTCGATATGTTTACCAGTGCCTGTGGACCAGAGTCATTAATTCGAGCTGCCGGGCAGATTGATTGCTCCAGAAACTTCCTTAACCCTCCTTATATTTTTCTGCGTGATTGGTTAGGGCTGGCCGATCCAAATGCGGCTGTCTATACCTTCGCCGGACATGTGTTTAACTGGGTAGGCGTAACACATATCATATTCTCCATCGTGTTTGCGGTTGGGTATTGTGTAGTTGCCGAGGTGTTTCCAAAAATCAAGCTGTGGCAGGGTTTGCTTGCAGGTGCACTCGCACAACTGTTTGTCCATATGATTTCGTTCCCGCTTATGGGCCTAACCCCACCGTTGTTCGAACTACCATGGTATGAAAACGTTTCTGAAATATTTGGACACCTGGTGTGGTTCTGGTCCATTGAGATAATTCGCCGGGATCTGAGAAACAGAATTACGCACGAACCGGATGCTGAAGTTTCTCTGAATTCAGCATTCAGATAATCTAAGCTGCGAAGTCATAAACCCGCATAAAATGCGGGTTTTTTATGCCTGTGATTAGTCGCTCTTCGATAGCAATGTATGTAGAGTGTATTGACGCTAGCTACGTTTGCAACATAACGTATTGATGTGGTGAATCCCCCTATGCGGAGGGGCGACCAGTCAGTTACAGAAACCTGTAAATGCAGCGCGGGCCATGCCGACTGGGGCATGCTCACCGGGAGGCACCCGGCACCACACTGCCACTAAACATATTTAAGATTCATGTTGGGTTTACTGTTTACAGTTACCCTTCTATGTTTAAAGAACGTAACGGTAAAAACAAATGCATCCTGGTAAATCGGTAGCTCGGACAATCAGGCGCGCTCTTACCGTTGCTCCTTGAAATGCCAACTTCAGCCCGCCTCTCTCAGCGGGCTTCTTTTTGCTCGTAACCAGCTAAAAGAAAAATCAAAAAAAGCTATACCTTCATCTGGCTGGCGAAGGGGTAAACACTAAGATGTGAATCCTCAGAGCGAGCCATGATGACTGACCGAAGAATTACCTGTCGTTATCTGGCACCCCACATGCAGCATAACCCCTTAAGGCCTTCCATTACGGTAGGCCTGCTGTCTTCTGGGGCCCTGCACGTCAAAAGTTCAGTCTGTAGGCCTATACCAGTCTTGGCGGAATTTAGCTAACGGACTCACTTTTCTAATCAAGACGGGCACAGCAGTGGATGCTTTACCGATACTATGATTACGTAAAGCCTAAGCTAGAGGGAGTTTGTCTTGAGTGAAAATCTTACTGCAGTGGGGGCACATCAGCGCAGAACCTTTTTGGACTCGGGTGTAACTATGTTCTGATTGGTTGATGCAGTTAGGGCAGGTACATTTGATGAGGTAGTTGCGATTGTTTTTTGAGTTTTTGCGTTGTTGCATATGACATTTCCTGATGAATGGTCCGCAACCATACACTATCCACTGATACATAGCTCGTATTGAATTTCCCAACCACCTCGCACAGGTGGTTTTTTTCTTTCAGGTACCCGGAATCACCATTGATGAGTATTCCTCCCGCCGGTCCTGATCCTTATCAAACTCACAGCACCCCGTTAACCCGGAGGTGAACCTATGGCAAAGCATATGCAAGACAAAGAGAGCATGGCCGGAATCACCTGGCTGGCTCTGCTGATCATTGCTGGTTGGGGCGGCCTTGTCCGATTCCTGATGGATGTAAAGCAGGGCAAAGCAAAATGGAGCTGGATAAATGCTTTTGCGCAGATTGTGGTTTCGGCTTTTACCGGGGTTATTGGTGGGCTCATCAGCATTGAAGGTGGCCTGAGTATTTACATGATATTGGCCACTGCCGGTATCAGTGGTGCTATGGGTTCCGTAGCGCTCACGTATTTCTGGGAACGAATCACCGGAGTGAAAGCACAATGACAGCAGACAAGACTATCGAGGGGATCCTCGGCAAAGAGGGTGGTTATGTCGATCATCCGTCGGATAAAGGCGGGCCGACCCGCTGGGGCATCACGCAGACCACAGCTCGAGCACATGGTTACACCGGTGATATGAGAAACCTGCCCAGGGAAACAGCAAAGCAAATTCTGCTCAGCGATTACTGGACCGGCCCCCGATTCGATCAGGTGGCAAGTTTATCTACGTTACTGGCAGATGAGCTTTGCGACACTGGCGTGAACATGGGGCCATCGGTTGCAAGTAAGTTTTTCCAGCGCTGGCTCACTGCCCTTAACATGCGTGGGAAGTTGTATCCCGATCTGATCCCGGATGGCGCAATTGGCCCCCGAACCATCACTGCGCTTAAGGGATATCTTTCAGCCCGCGGGAAAGAGGGTGAACAGGTTCTGTTGCGTGCGCTGAACTGCAGCCAGGGTGCCAGATACCTCGAACTGGCGGAGGGCCGCGAAGCCAACGAGGATTTTCTCTACGGCTGGGTTAAGGAGCGTGTCCTGTGAAGATGATCATTTTCGCTTTGCTCGTGCTGGTGGCTGTGCTCGTTCTGTTACTACTGCGCAAATATACCCGGCTGGAGTTCGTTGCCCATGCCAGCCTGCTGCTGAAAACGTGGTCTGTAAAGCTGGGGGCTATCGGTGCGCTGGTTGGCATGTGGGTGCAGTCGTTCCCAGATGCTGCGCTGCACGCCTGGGCGATGCTGCCGCCGGATATCAAAAACATTCTGCCTCCAAACATTGTTGCGTTGATTAGCCCTGCGCTGGTGGTGCTGGCGGTGCTTTCGCAATACGTACGCCAGCCAGCATTGAAAGCTAAGGCCGAAGAACTGAAGGAGCCGCAGCAGTGAGCTTCGAAATTATTGCTGGGCTGGTGGTCGTCATCCTGGGCGCTATAGCTGGCGCGTTCGGTATTGGTCATGCTCGCGGTACCAGTAAGGCAGAAGCCAAAGCCGATCTGCAGCGTACCGAAGAGAATGCCGCCGCCACCGTCGCCGCGGCAGAACGTAAGGTGGAAGTTGTGAAAGGGGCCATTGATGTACAGCAGACTGTTAGCCATATACCTGATGACAATGTTGATCGGGAGCTGCGCGAGCACTTCACCCGCCCCGGTAGTCGTTGATACGGCGTGCAACTGGGTGAGGGTCATCTACTTGACCGACCACGATATCGACGTGCTGGATATGCAGACCAAGCGCGACATTCTGGCGCACAACAAAGCAGTGCAAGCCAACTGCCGTAGCATTACCCCTGCTCATTGAGTTAAATAAATGGCCTCATCCTTGAGGTCCACGGGTAAGTAAACGCAAGGTCTTTTATGTAATGGCTCTTTTAGCCTAGGAGCCAGCCCAGAAACAACAAGCGTAAGCGGTAGATATTTATGATTTTTTTTCTGCTGTTTATCCACAGCAAACCAAAAGAGGTACGAAAGATTGAAGTTAAACTGCAGGACGGCAGCGTTGTACAGGGCTATGAGTGCATTATTGACTACTCACACTCTGAACAGCACTGCCTACCTCAACTGAAGGATTGAACATTACAGAAGAGTCTCAGTTGATGAAGGGTTTCGATGTCTACCATTAATAGGTGTTCTCCTCTACACGTTAAGGCTGTACCTTGATAATGTTGATTTACATTAACGGTATTGGTGTTTTCATGAAAAAGGGATTTATCGGTACGATCTTCCTGTGTGGTATGCTTCTGGGGTGTTCCAGCTCCGCTAAAAACCCTCAACCAAAGCTGCTATATTCGCCGCATCCTGCATATCCGTATTACGCACTGGCTAACAGGATTGAAGGAGGTGTGGCGGTTAGATATAACGTAGGTGTTGATGGCAAGATATCAAAGCTTTGGATCCTAAAATCAGAACCTCAGCACCTATTCGACTCTGCCGTTATTGCGGCAATGGCCCAATGGCGTTATGAAGCCAATAAACCGACTCAAGGCTTAACAAAAACAATATATTTCAAACTTCAGGCTCCGTCCGATTAA